CAAAAGTCCCTCGGATACCTACCACCTTGCCGTCCAGTTCGGCACAGTACGGGCATGACTCGCCGCTGGTGGTTACCCAACGAAGATAGGTGACGCCGCCCTGCTCGTAGCCAAGGCGGGTAACCGCATTGCCGAGCCTCACCGTCTCGTAGGCGGCAATCTTCCCGGGCCGCCGCTCAACCCATTCGTCAAACCGCTGTGAGAGAGCGGCCACAATGTCCTCGCCGGCCGCCTCGGCGTCCAGTACCACTCGCCTCAGCTGGCCATGCGACTCTTGGATGTGGCGGGTNATGTAGGTCGCCATGTAGTCGCCGACAAACGTGTCCAGCGCCCCACGGTCCAGCTCCGTCCCCAGCTCCTCCTGGACCTCACCCCATAGGGCCTCGGCCAAGGCCAGGAAAGCCGGGAACATAGCCTGCTGAATGAACGCCCGGTGATCTGCGTAGAACCGTCCCAGCCACTCGACGAACGCCTGGGCGCTGGAGCGCCGCCCAAAAACCCTTTCGGCCTCGCGCATAATGTCGGCGCGCTCCCGGCGGATAACCCGAGCAGCGGCGTCCATGATGACGGGACGGAACGACTCTTGGAGCCGGCGCCGCTTCTGAGCCGACCGCAAAGCGGCGGCAGGGTGCGTCGCTGTGCGCTTGACCGCCTCCCACTTGGCTAACCGGACCGCAGGGTTGTCATCGAATGCCTGCGGGTCCTGCCCAGCCACCCACTCCGCCGATACCATGTTCATGGGCACCAGGTAGATGTCGCCGCTCTTGCCGGGCAGGGGGTTCATGTTTTCGAGCTCACGCACGTCGTTGGCGCTCATCCAGCCCCACTGCCGGGCCATCGCGTAGGCCCGGTACCGGCTCTCGATGTCGCCACGGAGCAAGCCCTCCACCAGGAACTCGGCAAAGTAGGTATCCCACTGCTCCCGGGGCAACAGGTGCACCTTGATGGACTGCTCCCACCGGACGAACCAGGGCCGAAACGAGTAGACAACCAACTCGATGCTCTGCTGCTCGATGTTGTTGTTGGTGCTCCGGTCCAGGTCTTTTAGGATGTGCGGCGGTAGGTTAAACCACCGCGCAATCTCCGTAACCTGGAACTTCCGAGTCTGCAGGAATTGGCTGTCCTCGGGCGGGATGCCGATCTGCTGCCACTCCACGCCCTCTTCGAGAATGGCAATCCGGTGGGAACGCTCCAAACCACTGTGCAGTCGCTCCCAGTCAGCGCGGATGCGCTCTCGCGCCTTATCCGACAGCTGATTCGGATGCTTCAATACGCCAGCCGGCCGCCCACCCTCCCCGAACCACCGGGCGCCGTACTCCTCAGTAGCCAGGGCCAAGCCGANGGCCTGGCGGGCCAGGGCAATGGGCGAGTAGCCCACCAGCCCATCGAAGCCGAGGCCGGGAATATGCCACACCTCGGCCCTGGACAGCACCCGACGTTCACCGTTGGGGAGCGTCACTTCGTAGATCACATCACCGGGCGAGGCCAGCCCAAAAGCAGTCGGAACGGGCTCATCGACACGCCGCACCGTTACCCGGTCCGGCCGCAAAGGCCATAGCTCTACGATCCTGCCCGCGTTGTCGAACACCTTGTAGGCGTAGGCGTTGCCCCATGTTACCAGGTGGCCCTGCAGCGTCTCCCGGAACTGCATCGCCGTCATCTCGGGGTTCGGCGCATCGTGCAGGAGACGGTACAGGTAATGGTCGCGGGCCCGCTCCTTGCCCCTGGGTTCCAGACGCCGGTACAAGATGAGCGGCAGGCTGCCGATAGTCTCGGCGTAGATGCGGATCGCATTGAAAACGGCGCTGTTGGTCAGCGCCGTTGTGTGATCCACGTGCACACCCGCATAAGTGCGACCGCCGCCGAGAACCTCAGCGAGCCAGGAATCCGGCTGCGCCAGCGTGGCGGATCTCTTTTCAAAAAGTCGCGCGACGATGCCCACTCGTTAACCTCTCCTTGGCAAACTGGACCAAATGCCAAGTCCAAACAGGACGCCGCCCACAACGACCAGCGCCACCCACGGCCGCACCATCCAAAGCCCAGCGCCANCCATGGCGAGACCACCGAACGTCAGGATGTCGGCCAAGTCGATGATGCTGCGCCGGTGCTGCTCCATCGGTGCCACCTCAAATCACGGTCAAGCCGCGAGTCTCATAGATGCTGGTCTTGGGCTTGTTGTGCCGCATCAGCCGGTCCAGGGCCATCACGAGAGCGACAATGCCGTCAATTTTGCCCTGCGACGTGGCCTTGTCCGGCTTCAGGTTTCCGGCCGGATCCATCTTCACCGAGACGTTCCCGGCCATCCAGTTGAGCACGGGATTGTTCCCGTGGTGGATCGCCTTACGCAACAGGCGCCGCTCAAATTCCTTCATTGGCGCTGCCATGCTCAGGAAACCCTGNCCCATGCCNACCACNNGNAGCCCTTCNTCGGCCAGCTCCNTNGCAAGCTGGTGGGCCTGGAACAACCGGTCAACGTTGAGGTCCACCAGCTGGTAGGTCTGGGCGTCCTTCAGAATCTGTGCTTTGACGAAGCNGTAGTCGACCGCATTCCCGGGCGTTACAGTTAGGAACCCTTGTCGAGCCCACGCCCGGTAGTGCTCCCGATACCGGTTCTGTGGATCGTTGAGCCGCGCTTCCGGTACCCAGAATCGGGCGATGACGCTCAGATTCTCGCCGTCTTCCCACGGGAACACCATCACCCAAGCAGTGATGTCAGTCGTGCTCGACAGGTCGAGGCCGCCGTAGCAGACGGCGCCCTTGAGCTTTTCCTCCAGTTGCTTGGCCGGGACCGGCCCGGCGTTTTCGGCCCACAGGTCCATGTCAATCCAGCGAGTTGTCTGCTGGACCCACACATTCAGCCGCTTCGTTAGAAACCCGTTCAGCGCCGTGGGCATGACCTTGGCTTTCTGGGCCAGCCGGCGCATATCATCGAGTTTTACGCTGATACCAAGGTTCGGGTTTGCTTTGACCCACACCGCCTCATCGAAAGGGTCGTCACCCTCATCGATGGTGGCGATGTAGGCGAACCAAGTGTCATCCTCTACCAACCCCTCAAGCACCTGCACCGAGTACTCCCGCAGCTCGTAGCAGATGCTCTCCCGGTCGTGACCAGCCGTCGTAATGGCCCAGATGAGCGGCTGCCTGCGGGCGCCCGTAGCCGTCTCCAGCACGTCCCAGACCTCTCTGGTGGGGTGGGCGTGCAACTCATCCACGATGGCGCAATGGATGTTGAGGCCATCCAGGCCGTCCAGGTCGGCCCCAAGTGGCTCGAATTTGCTTGCCGTCTCGGGCACATGCATGTTGCCCTTGCCCGGCAGCACGTTAATGCGTTGCCGCAGAGCAGGGGATTTCTGGACCATCCGGGCCGCTTCGTCCCAAACGATGCGGGCCTGGTCCTTCTTGGTGTTGTGCGTCGCTATGAGCTTGTCGCCCGCTAGGAACAGGTGAGACGGGCTGTCCACCGCGATGCAGCGTGCCGGCCTCGGATCGACCTCCTCGACTGCCACGATCCAGCGATACCGAGCCTTTGTACTTAAGCTGTTACGCTGGATCTGCCTCTCCCGCTTGCGGGAAAGATTGAACACCGGCGTGTCGTCGTACGCCTTGAACGAAACAATCCAGGCGTCGCTGCGCCCGTTAGTTGGCGCCGAGTGGATGTGCGCCTTGAAACCAAGCCCAAGAACAAGTTCATGCACATCCCTGGCTAGGCGCTCGCATGCTGACACGAACCTGCACTCGCCGGACTTGGTTACGGTCCCATCCGTATCCATCAGCCCGCGGAGCAGGTCCATGCGCTGCTCAACGCTGGCCATCTTGTAAACGTCCGGGATGTGCTTGTTCTCAAGCAGCTCCATTTGCCGCAGGGCTGTGCGAATGCCAATGATGGTCCCGTAAACGAGGTTGCGCTTGGACGAGTAGTGAGGGGAAAACGTATACCCCCTCCTCTCGATCTCGCGGATGATCTCTAGATCGCCTTTGTCGATGACGACGGCCCCTCTGTTATTGCGACCGTCGCCCAACCAAACGCCCAGGACGTATGGGTCGATGGGCAAGGGCTTCGGGTCAAACCGGAGAGGGGCGGCCACCTTGATCCGATATCGTGGCCGGCCGCCGTAGGTCACGCTCCTGGCGATTTCCTCCGTGCTAACCGTAACGGTCTTGTACTTCTGCGACGCGCCCTTGCGAGGCGTATACCGCTTTTCGACGGTCCACAGGTGGTTATCGGTGGCGATCAGTTCGCTGCCATCGTCAAAGCGAACCCGATAGGTCTTCCTGAGCACGATGGGCGACAGGTACGTAACCGTCGTCGGCCTACCATCTTCGGCGAACACCTTGTCGCCTACCCGCAATTCGCCCATCGTGGTCCAACCACGGGTGGTCAGGATTGGGGTGTCCAGGNCCAGAGGCGCAGCCGAGTACACTTCGGCGCCCGGCTCACCGTCAGCGTCGAGCATGTACAGCCCAATGCCAGCGGCCTCGGTCGATTTGCCGTTCTTGCGAGCCACCTCGTTGTAGGCCGTCCGGAAGCGCCGGACGAACTGGCCGGAGTCCGTCTCTCGTAGCCAGCCGAACACCGCGCCGATCCGGAACTGCTGCCACGGTTGGAGCTCCACTACCGCTCCCGCCCACTCCCCCTTGGAGTGGCGCAGGAAGCGGAAGAAGTCGATGGCGTGCTGCGCCGCACCTGCATCAAAAACGAGGCCTCGTTCCTTGCCGGTTTCGAGGTCTCGTAAGTGCCGCTCACAGGCTAACCGGGCTAGGCGGCCGGCGATGACCTTGCCGTCAACGACTTCCCTGGCGTACTTGGTGACTGGATCGTCAACCGCCCTTCGCCTGGCCACGGCGCCTGAACTCCTCGTACTCGTCGGTCTCGTCCTCCAGCGACGGCAGTGCCAGCCGCACGCGGGCCGACGGAGTCAAGCCAAATTCGGCCAGGTACGCCCGAAAGGAAGTGCTGTGGTCCCTAAGCACCTGATGCAGCGGGTGCTTGCGGGGCAGGCCCCGCTCGTCAACCGTCGTGATGCCCTCTTCTCGGATCTTCCGGGCAGCCTCGACAGCCAGCGCGTAGTGAAGCAGGGTCATTGCAAAAGCCGGACCATCAACGGTGGTCAAGAGCCCCAGGCGCTCCAACTCGGGGGCCAGCTCGTCCCACTTAGCCCGCGCCTCTTCGGGCAGCCAGTCCGGGCAGGGAGGCGCCACCGGCTGCGGCTTGGGTTCTGCTTCGGGCAAGGGGCGACGGCCGGGGTTGCCGGATAGGACTTTCAGATGTGTTGGCTTCGGCTTTCTGCCTCGTACAGCCACGGGGCGCACCCCCTTTCGTCTGACTCACGAAGCCTCCTTCACATTCGCGAACACCTTAAAGGTACTTCTCGGAAAGAATACCATCCCGCCGCGGCTCATCTTTTGGCCGTTGTACTCCCGCTTCACGGCGTCCAAGTCGTCGAGCCGGGCGCACAGAACATCGCCTGTCTGCTCCTCGTAGATGAACAGCCATACTTCGCAGCCCGTGATTTCCTGCACCCGTTTGTAAGCCCAATAGTGTCGCTTAGGGATGCCGTGCTCCAATCGCCCGGTAAGCCGAGTGTACGTTGCCGCCGCCTTCGTTTTCACCTCGGCCCAACGGCGCTGGCCGTCCCTGGCGATGTCAAGGTCGGGCACCGGAAAAGCCTCGCTCAGCCCTTGCAAACGGGGCGGCTTATCTCCATCTTCGCCCGAGTAGTCGTAGCTCGGGATTACGAACCACCCGCGAGACTGCAGCAGTTCAGCGACTAGCCGCTCGCCGGTGCGACCGCGCTGAAACTCTGCCGTCTCCCGAAACGCAACCGCATCCCTCATAGCCGCACCACGAAGCCAAACTTCTGGAACTCCTGCGCGAACCTGTCAGGCTGCGGCCCCATGTAGAGCACGGCCTGGCCCTGGAGTGGCGCACCTTCCTGGCCGTCTGGCGACCAGAACCGGATGCGGCCCCGCGGGAAGCAGATGGCCGCCGCCACCGTCGCCAGCAGTTGGAACCACGCCGTTTCGGTGGCGTTGTTCACTAGCACGCAGGCTTCCCGCACCTCACCGGCCCGTACATGCGCCACCAGCTTCTCGCAGAACTGCTGAATCAGCGGCTGCGAGTAGGGCGGGTTCATCCAAACCCGGCCCGCCCATGGCTGTTTCAGGCCATCATCCTCGGCCGTGAAGTACAGCGTGGCCTTCACCACTTCATTTGCCAAAGGCGAGGACGCCGGATCCAAGTCGATGCCGCCCATGACGGCACGGGCCGCCTCGATGTACTCGGGCGGCGTGTACCACTCGTTGTTGCCGCTGTTGTAGGCCACGTGCGGCTTCTGGGCTGGCGGTTTCGCCACAAACACCGGCGCTGCGGGTGCAGGCTCCGGCTCTTCGACAGCGAATTTAGATGCCTCCGCGGGGGCCTCTTGGGTTTCATCAGCCTCAACCTTGGCCGGGGCGGGCTGAGTAGCCTGTGCCGGGGCCTCCGCTTCGTACTTCTGTCCTATCTCCACAGGCGTCGGCTTCGTTGCCGGGTAGTGCTTGCCGTCGGCGCCTGTGATAATCGGCGGCAGGTTTTCAGTTTTGAAAACCTGGGCGTCCGCATATGCCGTTCCCACACTTATACCGAGTTGCTGGGCAATTCGCGGGAAGCTCCATCCCTGCGCCCGGAGCTTTGCCACCACTTCGCGCCGCTGCTCCCGCGTCAAATGCCGCCGGTGCAGGTTGAGCGCCAGCGCGTGCTCGATCTTCTGCTCCTCGGTGAGCCCTCGGCGCACGACCTTGGGCCAGTCGGTGATGCCTAGCTCCTGACACGCCCGCACGCGGTGGTAGCCGTCGAGGATGTTGCCGTCCTCGTCGTACTCCACCGGCACCTGCACGCCGCGCTGGGCGATGTCGGCCTTTAGGGCTTCGTACTCTTCGGCCGACAGCTCCGGTAGAATTTGATACCGCTCCGTCGCTTTCAAGAGCCTCACTCCTCCGTGTGGTGTCCTCCGTGTCGGCATAAAGAAAGGCTGGCAGCCACGGAGGAAACTGCCAGCCTTTAGCCCCCGCCGCCGAAGCGGGGAAACTTTTCTTTCGGTTGTGATGAATCCGGTCGCCGGATGTAACGTCCCGCGCTACCCTTCAACTTGCGCTGTTTACCGGCCCTAACGAGCCATGGCCAGCGGGGTAACAGTTAGCAAGGGCATCCCGCCCCGGTCCTGTGGAAACTCGGTGAATTTCGCGCCGGCGCGAGCGCGGCTGCCGGTGCGCCTCGCAACGCCAGCCCTGAGAGGATTTCGCCCCCCCTACCCCCTCGGGGCGCCAAAACCAGTCTCCCGAGCCGTCTTCCGACTGTGGCAGCTCTTGCAAAGCGGCTGTAAGTTGTCCAACTCGTTCGTCCCTCCCTGCGAC